CATAGGGCAGCACGTCCTTGACCAGTTCGACAGCGGCGAAGTCCGTGCCCGCGAAGAACTGCGTAATGTCTCCGTAGGCTACATAGACGCCCATCTGCGTAGGAACTGCAATATCAACTGGCGACGGGAATGTGACATATCCGTAATCCATCGGAGCGCCTTCTGCCCTCTTCCGACCATCAATCGGGATGTAGTAGCCTGGGCGTGCCGGACTACCGACGTTGATCCGGTTTCCATCGACCGAGCAGAGCCGTCCGTTCGCCATGAAGATTTGTGATCCCGCTGGCAGGGGATGCTCGAAGCGCCCATTGCTTTCGCGCAGCCGAGTCGGCTCTGCTGCAATGTCGATACTTGCCGTGCCGATAGCATAGCTACCGATCCGCATCGGCACCGACCCATTCACCGTGGACAGATAGACATTGACGTGAGTAGCGCCGGCTGACGATCCGGGTAGCGTAATGCGAATCCCGCCGTCTGCCGTAAGTTCAGGGTTGCTCGATGCGGAAATCCCGCCCTCTTCTCCGGTTACGTTGTTGTAGTAGCTGACTCCAACCTGGTACTTGCCGGCGTAGAGTGTTCCGAGAACCGTTGTGCAGGTCGGCGCAGCAGGCGTTTGAAGCCCCCACGGATATACTACTCCGCCCTCGATGCGCCCGTAGTCCGTTCCGTTCGAGTAGTACAACGAACCGGCGTAGTCACACCAACTTACCGGATCATTCACGGACAAGATTTTGAATAGTGTTTCGGAATACGTTGGCGATACCGTTACTTCATAAATCGTTCCGCCCCGCACAAGATACCCGTCAGTGTCGCTCGTCATGTAGAGCGAGTGCGCGTTGGTCATTCCTTGGATCAGGTTCAGCGCCTTGCGCCGATGTACTCGTCCGGCGTTGTCAATGTCGACGTTCTCAGCTTCGCGCAGCCATAACCCTTTTTCTGTTGCCAGGGCGAAGTCTGGTAGGCGGTTATTGATCCCGAGGAAGCCGCCTATCTGTGTAGCATTCATCTTTATGCTCCTGTAAACTAAGCGAGCCTGTGAGGCGTTTGTACCGCGACACAGGCTCTAACCAATCTGACTTTCGAGGAGTCATCATGGCTGCACGCATTATAAAAGAAGAGCTTACCGTAGAGCGACTTCGTGAGTTGCTTGACTACGACGCGAAAACTGGCGAATTTACTTGGCGAGTGTCCTGTAAAGGCACAAAGTCTGGCGATAGAGCCGGAACTGACAGCAGTCAAGGGCGGCGTCATATCATTATTGGGTACGCAAGATTTAAAGCGCACAGGCTCGCTTGGTTTTACGTGTACGGAGCGTGGCCCGAAAAGCTTATAGACCATATTAACGGTGACCCAACCGATAACCGCATAGAAAATCTTCGTGAAGCAAGCGTAAGCGAGAACCAGCACAACCAACGGGTGGCGCATAAACACAACAGAACCGGGGTTCTTGGCGTCCAGTGGCGACCAGAAAAAAACAAATTCAGGGCGCGGATTACTATCGACCGAAAGGAAATCCATCTTGGTCATTTCAACACCGTAGAAGATGCGCAAGCCGCGTACCTTGAAGCGAAGCGCAAGTACCACTCGTTTGCCCCGGAGTGAAACGGGCCGGTTGGTTGTGTTTTCATATTACGCCCATCCTATGAATGGCGGAGGTTCATCGAATATATCAGGAAAGCCGTCGAGGTTTTGCGCACCGAATCCAAACACTGCTGGGCCTACCGCCGCTGAGTGCGTGCGAAACTGCTGTTGAACAATAGGCTGACCTGAGTAAAACACTGATAAAGATATTGGTGGAGAGAAGTCGTAGTTTCCAGCCTTTGTGACGAGCCGAGACAGGAGATCAGTGGTGGTTGTCACAACTCTTCCTGTGTAGTCAGTGCGCCCTGTTGTCGGAGTTCCCCATGAACCTTCATGGAAGCGTCCTATTGTCGCCTCTTCTTCTATACTTCCTGATACATTAAGTCGCAATGGCGACCCCCAAACATTGTCTTGACCACCCGGCATGTCGCCAGTCCACCCATCGCTGGTGCGTGTTTTTATGTGCGTACCAGTAAGGTACACAGCCTCAGCATCGGCAAACGGTATCGCAAGCAACGTCTGCACTACTTCTGAATTAACGCCAGCGTCGTAAGCAAGCCCAACGATCTGGTGATAGCACCCGAACGCGGCTTGGTATAAGCCCGGACCCCATGTAACCAAGTTGTCCACATAGCTTCCTGCGCCAACCGTGGCTATGACCCCATCTGATAGCGTCAGTGTAGATGACGCATAGTGGAACGTGCGAAGGTTAACTGACTGAGGTGTTCCGTGTGCTTCCTCCCACCCGTAGCCGCCCCACACGACATCTGTATTGTTGATTATTTTTCCGCTAGTGGTGCGCACTTCGTAGTTGTAGTAGTTTGCTGCCTCCGCTGTAGTCCCTGCGGAGCAAGTAAACCCCGCCACGCTTGGGTCATTTGATCTTTGCCGCCACTCACATCCTCCGCCGTCCGTGAAAAATGTTGCGAACGTATCGTAACTTGTGGCGTTCATTGCTATCCAAGGATCGGTCGTCCAGTCACAAGTTATTCCCCACGTGGTCGGGTACGATGTGCGCGAAGCCATTGCCCGTGCAGTACCGCCAGATGCGCTATAGGTAAAAACCTCAAGCGCGTCTCCGGCGTTGTAGAAGCAGTAAACAGGGGCGCTCGCCCCCTTTGTCGCTCCATACTTTGTTCCAAAAATCCACATTCCATCACTCAGCCAGTCTGGGTACGCAATGACCTGTGTGAACTGCGAGTTGTGCCAGTAGTGCGGGCCAGATACAACAGATAAAGAGGCAGACCATCTTGACGCCTCTTGCTCCGGAAGCGGCAGACTTGGATTTACTGGTGCCGCCGAGTCTCTGGTGAACGTGAAACGATAGTGCGTCGATGTGTGTTCCGGAGAGGCTTCAACATGCTTGATGATGTCTGCCTTGTTTCCGGACCAGTTGAACTTCCACCCATACCCAAGCATCTGCGTTTCAGGAACAGCAACATCAAGAATAAATGTCATCGTGGTTGACGGGACAGAGTACGCCAAAATGTACGCTTCTATTTTCTTGTGGTCAGCCGAGAACGCCGGGTCTTTCCACTTTGAAACAAGCGGCTCAACTAACCTATCTCGTACAAGTTTTGTTACACGGATTCCGTCGGGGTAAATAGTGACTAGCCAGTGAGTATATTTGTCATCTGTATAGACCCCGCTATTGACACTCAGCGTCGTACCGTTCTCGTGGACAAGCCTTGGGCTTAGTCCTTCTGGAATGTATAGCTCCCACTTCCAGTCCTTAACATCCCTGCCGTAAAGCGCCTGCGCGTACAACCTTGCCTTGCCGGTGAACATGCTCGGCGGGCAATACACGCTACACGCTTTCTTGCTCACCAAGTCGCCCCGGTAATCCTTAAAGCTCAGTCCAGGTTCGCCTTCTACAGGTGGAGTGGTAACGTCGATCTTCGGAGGATATATTTTCCCCAACAGCTTTTTAGCTGTGTAGTAAGTGCGTTGAATTGCACTGTACCACAGCGGCGCAGGGTCGTTTGATCGTGGGTCGTTCGGATTGACAGATGTTATCTCTACAACGCCAGTGTCCATATAAACCGGGAGGTTTTCTTCCTCTTGGCAAACTTTTTCTACGATGAATTCAGGGTTTCCGGCTCTTGTGCGAAGGCGTACCGTTGTTTTGCATGTGTCCGTTTCTTCAAGGCGGGCACTGGTGCGAATCTGGTTCGCGCCATTTATGTTGTCGAGCATCGTTCGCTCGTTGGCCGTACCAATAGACTCCCCAACCCGAGTAGGGAACAGCCTGTTTAGGTCTTTATCGTCATAGGCCATCAGCTACGCACCGTGACTGCGCGCTCGAACGAGCCTGCGTATATAACCATGTCGGGTTCTCCATACACTTGGTCTGGTAGCGTTCCGTACCCAACTCCGGTAAATGGCAAAACACCTGCTACGGACCCGGAATACACGCTGCGCACAACTCCTGTAGCGGTAGCCCCGAACAGAAGATCGCCCGACCCTACGCCGCGCTCCCCGATAACTCCGCCCCCCGCTGATGAAAACCGTACCACGCCAGTGCCCGCGCCGACCCTGGACACTGCGCCAGCGCCAGTGATTGCAAAGCGTAAAGCCCCTGCGTTTGCCACCGCGCTGACTACCCCACGCAGCCCTGTGCCAGAGCCAGAGAAACGCAGAGAAGCGTCCCCATACCCAACCGGCGCTCGGTATCCTTCTGCTGAAGCCGAGAAATACATGGTGGCGGCGGCGTACCCCGGCTGCGCAGCAAATCCTGTAGCTACTGCGCCCATGCGAAGCGTGGCCGTTACCGATCCCTCATTAGCCCCACTGGCTCCAATTGCACTTGTGACAAAATGAAGATGCTCTGACGCGGCCCCTATGGGACGAACGTCTCCGATCAAACTTGCTGAAAATGACAAACTGCAATTTGCAATTCCGTTGTAATCGGTTCCTCCAACTGCGGCGACGACTAACGCCAATTCAACAGACGATATTCCTACAGGGGAATCAATGCCAACAATCGTTGCCAAAAACTGAAGTGAGGCATTAGCTGACCCAATGTCTCCATATGCTCCGGATGCCGTCCCGCTGAAGGGTATGCTGACTGCCGCACTTCCTGAAAACACCAAATTGAAGTCAACAGAATTCCCGGCTGGCGACGAATAGGCGTTGCCTGTCTGCTGGAAATCAACTGCATTCCCGCTAGGCGGGGTGTACGACATATTACGGTACGGTAATCGTGAATGCGCTAATCAGTACCGGCCCGCCAATGACAAAGTTTGTCGTATTGAATTGAAGCGTTCCGCCAGCACCCGTGCTGCTTACATCAACGTCGAACACAGTGGCTCCGCTAGAGTCAGCGATACGTGCCCATGTCGCCGTTCCAGTGGCATCTGCTGCGGTATCCTGGGTGATTGCCGACATAGTTAGTGTTCCGGCGGAAGTTGACCCGCATGGATCAGAGAATGTCAGCGTTGCAAGAAGGGTTTGCGTGGTCACAGCATCGTTAGCCGTGGTCGGCTGAGTTCCGTTATAGACCTTGATCGTTCCTGCTCCTGATCCAGCATCGACTGCTGTTTTCAGAGTGTCGAGCGCATTGTTTTTTGCGGTAGTAACAAATCGAATTATTGCCATGATTATTCTCCTTAAACTGGCGTTGATCTATGAATTTGGTCGTTTTCAACCGTACCTGAAACGTCATCAAGCATTACAACATTGACTTCACTTGCGTACTCTACGGCTATTGAATAAGCGCCAGTAGATGCTGATGAGTCAGCGGAATTCAATAACTTTCCCGTGTCTCTCCGATATACCCTTACGGTACGCTGCGCAAAACTGCCTCCGCTATCTCTGACAATTCCGCTAATCGCGTAGGTTCCGTTCGGAGTGTATGTTCTTGTCTCGGCTGCCCCCCATCCAGTTTCGTTTGAACGGGTGTCAATTGTGTACCAGGTTAGCCCGTCATATGACCCGGTAAGAACCCAAGACTTCATCATAAGCCCCTGCCAGCTGTTATGCGCCTGAAGTTTGTATGTGTCGATGTAGTCGGGAGTTCCTATGTCGATCATGAACCAATACGGCGCTCCAACATTAAGGTACCATGCGTTGATTGAATTATCTGTTAGCTTAGACGGTGGATACCCGCTGTGGTACCCATTTGAAGTTGCTGTTTTTCCATTCGCTATATTGGTTGTCGATTTGTATAGTTGTGCTTCCGTTACAGCGATTTCTGTCGCGCTGTTTCCGGCGCTAATGTCCCACTTGTAAAATCTGTAAGGGGCAGTCATTGTTTTACTCCGGCCATGTTTTCTTGCGTTGCGCAACCACTGAATTTATTGCGGACTGAACAACGGTTTCTCTGCTGTTCCGAACAAGCACAAAGACTTCTTCGGTCTGGGTGAAGCTATATGCTGTGTGCTGCGGTGAAAACACGTAGGCCGCATTGGTTCTGGATGATTTCTTCTTTGGAGCAGATACGCGCGGCGCGGATTGCTCTTTCTCGACGGAAGCTCGGATCGCCTTGCGCTGCACGAACACTCCAGGTTGCGACGTAACCACGCGCACAGTTCCGCTATAAACCGCTTCCCCGGTTCCCGTACCAACCTGAATCGCCATCAAGTGCGCCAAGGCGCTGCCACTCGGAAGACTGGACAGAGAAACTAGGTATTGGCCGGTTGTCGTCATGGCAGAACCTTGGCCCATGTAGCGTCGGCAATAGCGGAGCGTTCAGCAGCCGGCATAGAGCGCAGCGCGTATTCCCAAACTGTTTGAGCCAGGGCATCCATATCAACACCGCCAGAAGACGCCGTATTCAGCTTGCTGCCCATCGTTCCGGCATCGTTGTAGTCCGCCGCAAGCGCATTCCACAAAGCCGCCGCGATGTTGTCAGCCGTCAGTTCGGTAGCTACGTCCGTAGTGCCAATCATGCTGCCGATGGCATAGGGAACAAGTGACCCGGATACGGTGAATGATGCCGTTCCATCTCGCAGCGGGGAGGCATCATTTATCGGAAGAATTCCACCCGATACAGAGAACTGGATTGTCGCGTTACCAATCAGCGCCGCCTCGGCCCCAAGCAACGGATCGTTGGTCGTGATTGAAAACGATGTCGTGCCGTCGCCATTGATCGACGCCGTGAGCAATGGCGTGTTGGTCGAAACCGCCATGCTCGCCGAACCTGATCCCGATGAAATCAGTTGTCCGTCTGCGTCTAGAAAATTTATGGTGAATGCTGCGGATGCGGTGCGTAGCGGAGAACTGTCGTCGACAGGCAGAATGTCCGCATCAAGCGTTGTCAGTACAAACGAGGCGCTGCCTTCAATCGGGTAGCCCATAACCCCGTTGGCAGACGTTGAAAACAGGATACCCGCTTCATTGCGCGAACTGATTGCGCCAGGCTTTTGCGGCAGCATCCATGCAGAAGGGTGAAGGTGTCCGTCAGGTTGCGCCGCCAGTTTGTTCGTGATGCCTTCGCCTACAAACTGATTGCGGCGCGGCGCGGCTTGATTGAATCTTGACGGAAGAACGGACGGATTGGCACCATCAAGGGCAGTCGCTCCGAAAAGCCGCCCTTTGGTGAAATGCCGGTATCCGTTCGACAGCAGGCCCATGATTAGCCGCCCCACCCATAGTCGAAGTTGGCATAGACCGTACCCGCTGCGGTCGTCGCACCCGTGCCGAATACGAGGAAGGTCACGTTAGCGCCGTTCTTCAATCGCGGCATGGACGGAACTGTATTCACGAAGTCCATGATGTTGTAGAGACCCGTTGCAGGAATCGGGATCGGCATACACAATGGTTTGCACAATCCGACGAATACCGATCCGGAAGCATGCGCAGTGCCGCCCCAAATCACCGACTCAATATCCTTGACGCCGGTATCGCCAGAAGCCAGCGGCAGGAACGGGCCATACTTGTTCGCCGCGTTACCGGAATTCAGGATGGTTCCAGAAGTCGCTGAAGCAGTCGATACACAACCCGCCGTAGTCGTGCAGCCAGTAGTTCCTGCGCTGTTGGTGTAAGTCACCTGCATGGTCGGTGCATTGGCGCCCATCGCCGCATAGCTACCGATGAACAGACGTAGCCCTTCGCCGTTCGGATAGCGATCTACGTTCGCTGCCGTGTTGCTGATCGGCGTCATGGTGATAGCCTTGGTGCCGGTCGTGCTGACGTTGGTTGTCGTCAGCTTGGCATACCCGACTAGATCAATCGGCAGAATGAGCCACGGCGCACCGGCAGCGGCAACGACGGAGGCGCCCATCGTCAGGATGTGCTTCGTGGCCGGTGCGGTCTGGTCGCCGATTGGGATGGTCCCTTCCGTCCAAGTATTGTCTGTCGATACGAACGTCGCCTCGGCGCCACCGAACGTCGCTGCGGGGATTGAACCAGCAGAGTTCAGCAAGTGTTGCCAGTGGCCGGCTTGGCCAGCGGCCACAGAGGTTTTCTGATAGACAATGGACTCAAGTTTCCCATTCGTCGTGATTTGGTTCGTTAGGTCGTCAGCAGAAGTCCAGCCCATATTAGCTCCAGTGCGTTTCGAGAACGCCGGTAAGAATTGATGATGCGAGCGATCCCGCGTTTCCGAGGGAAACGATGCCCAATACGCGCCCATCGACAAGTTCAACCGGCTGTCTATGAATCAGGCTTTCAAGCTGCGATGCAGCCCCATAGCTTTCGAGGTTTCCGGTCGTTGTCCTGCGGCACTCCTGGGTGCATTGGATGTGCATCAACGACTTGACGAGGACGATTGCCATCAGCCCGCCGCCAGCCGCAGAGAACGTCACCGACTCGACCGAACGAACGCCCGAGTCACCGGCTTGCAGTCCAATGAACGGTTGCGACCCGGTAACTGCGTTGGTCGTTGAGGAAACCAGCGCGCCGCCGCCGGCTACGGCTTTGGTGTAAGTCGTAGCGCTGGTTCTGCCTGCTACGCCGTCCTGATTGGTGTAGGAAACGGTAAATGTTCCGACTGTGGAAGCCGCCGACTGAGCGACGGCCATCATCAATACGCCCTTGCCGTCCGTGTAGCGGGGAAGGGAAACCGTTTGCACCATGTCCTGCTGCTCGCCGACCGCATCGGTGTCGATGAACGGGTAGTACAGCAGGTAATCGCACAGCATCATGCGCTGGTTCTGGTTGCTCGTTCCCGTCGCAGACGCTGCCGCCGACATGACGGTGAGCGACTTCACAAATTGCTTTGCCGGTGAAACATTCGGCACATGAATCCCGCGAATGCTCTCTACGTGCGCAGCCTCTAGTGGCGACGAAGCGTAGAAGTTCGCTGGAGGATTTCCGGCGAAATAGGTGTAATCAACAAAGTCGTTCGCCACCGTCGCCGCAGAAGCAACGGCCTTGCGGAATGTGGTTATATGGTAGCGCCCAAGGTCAGGTGCTTTTGCCCATGCAACGACGTTGTTGAACCCGGCCATGATTATCCAGCCACCATGTCGTGATAAACCAACCACGGTTTGCTATAATCAAACATAATTTTGCGGAGCAACAAGCAATGAAAAAGACTGACCTTACTGGCCTGCGATTTGGTCGCTGGATCGTTGTTGGCGATGGCGCAAAAAAAGGCGGTCACACATACTTTGAGTGCCTGTGCGACTGCGGCAACAAGAAACACGTTTATTCCGGAAGCCTCACAAGAGGAAAGTCGGTTTCTTGCGGTTGTTTCAACAAGGAGGTAACTGTCACAAGATGCCTTAATCATGGTCACTCCAACGGAGGAAATGGGACCAGAACTTACAACTGCTGGCGCAATATGAAGGCTCGATGCCAAAACCCGAAGAACCACAAATACTCTGCTTATGGGGCTAGGGGCATCACCGTATGCGAGCGGTGGCAATCTTTTCATGGCTTTCTCTCCGACATGGGGGAGTGCCCCGGTACGGAATACTCTATTGACCGTATCAACAACGATGGAAACTACGAGCTTGGAAACTGCCGATGGGCAACCGTTAGCCAACAAATGTCGAACCAAAGCACCAACACTCGCCTTTCCCATAACGGCAAGACCATGACGGTATCGCAGTGGGCAAGAGAACTCGGAATGCATCACACCACCATCCTGCAACGGATATACCGAAGCGGATGGAGTATTGATAGGGCGCTTACTGAAGCGGTTCATCTTGGCAGACACTAACTAGTCACATGATATTGTCAGAGCACCAGGGGCCATCTGCGGCTGAATTCCGGATGATACGTTCAGCGTCGAACTCAGCGCGCCGGAAATCATCTGGCTAACTGCGCCACTAGCTGTATCAACCACGGCAAAATGCGTCAGCGCATTCGTGCCTGCCGTACAGGCTCCAAACTGGATCAGTGCGGCATTGGTAAAAGATGATCCGCCATCAGTCCAGGCACTTGCCTTGGTCAGTGCAACCCGCGCGTAGCCTGTATAGGTAGCTTCGGCAGCAAGCGAGGCTGTCTCGCCAGGGTCAGCCGTGAATAACGCAAGATACTGCGTTGCGCCTGCTCGATATGACGGGTCAGTACCTTGCAGGTGAAGCTTCAGGGTAGCGTTTTCGGTTGTATTGGAAAGGCTCATTTTGTTGCTCCT